CAGCAATATCTGTGCCGACGAATGGGGCAATGGATGGATTAACGTTAACAACCGGGACGCTGTTATCGAGGACGAGCAATTCGCTCCAATTACGGAAATTGAATGAAATGCGCATCTCGTTGTAGGGTATCGCAGCGGTGGGAAGAGACACACCTGTGTCACGAGTGAAGAAGAAGGGAAGAGGTAGATTGAGGTTCTGGCTGACGAGTGGGTCACCAGGCATGTGGGGTGCGATAAGGCTGTCTACGTTACCGATCATGTTATCATAACCAACCCGCTTACTGGCACTCACGGTGAACGCGCTCCAGAAGTCGAGAAAGTAGTTGTCAAAACGTTCGGCCACGAGATCATTGAAAGAAATACAGGCCTCCTTGATTAGGTTGTGCATAAAGTTACGTGTCCAACGAATCCTACCATTGGCTCCGAACTGGTTGCCCTGCAACAGGGTAACTTGAGGAATAGTAAGGCGGAGCCATGTTTGAAGCAAGTAGTCGCCTGCTCTGGAAATGGATACCGACCATTCCTGGTTGAAGCCAGCCGCACCCGAGGATCGGGATAGGATGACTGGTACCTGCGTGAACCATGTTGATTTGCGCGTCTCTCTGACAAAATTTGTAAAAGCATGCTTGGAACCGTATTGATATTTCTCAATCTCGTCCGTAGTGGCAAGATCAATGAATCCGCTAGTGATATTTGATCCGGTAGTAGTCATTTTTAAGATACCGAAGATAATTTTTATACAGGCCGCTTTTCCGTATTGGCTTTTTCCATTACCTCTGAAAGGTAATGGAAGTAAATCTCACCATCTTAATTATTCATGTAGATTGTTACACCACTCCCTATCGCTCCTACAATAACACCTACGATACCGGCGTAGAGCATCCATTTGGTCCTCTCAATCTCCTTGAAACCGCTAGAGTTGATAATGGCGGGCGTGTCAGGTACAAGCCCTGGCCCCTTTATCTTCTGTTCTTGAACCCAACCGTTTGCAGAGTCATACCTAAAAATGTACATGTACATTGGATTGTGTTGATTAGTATACACGTACACATCATCAGCCGCGGGTTCATCAAGCATGGGTAAGTTGTACAAAGAGTCACCAGCTCGTCGGACCGTTGGATTAATGTATCCCCAGGCAATTCTGTTGAATGGATGCGTGGTGATAGCGCTTCTAGGTTGCCATTGGATAATCTTCTGAGACCACACCCCAGTGATTGTATTGAGGTATACATCACCTTTCTTCGCGACGTTTGGGACCGCAAGCGATGGATCTATGTTTGGGTCGATATCTCCTTGAAATAATGTAGGATATCGTAGCAGTTTAACATTATCTGGTTTGATTGCCGTTTTACATTTATCAGATACATTTGAGTAGAATTTGGTCACTGGATCATCTAGGCGTGTGTATGTACCATTCTGGGCAATATTGATACCCTGCCAGTCAAAGGCCTGACATGTGTCGTCGACCTTGCACGCGTTTGAGGCGTCCACTGTGTTGGCGTATACCTCTGAGGACTCGCGCATCCCTGTTGCCGCGCAAATGGGTGTATTACTGATGAATGTGGAGAAACCAACTTCCTTCATAACCTGCTTGCTTCTCATGTAGTAGAGAATAAGAAAGACGATGCCCACGACTAGTATAATTGGAAAGATAAATTTAAGTATGGCTTTTCCTACGACCACTCCCCCTATTACCGGCATTCCTATGAACACAGCGAGGAGTGCGACCAGTACCCAACCTGAGAGACCTTCCGATTTAGCGCTAGCTGTTTGGGATAGTTTTGAGGATAGGTCTTGTATGATGCGGTTGTTGGATGTTGCCTGTTCTGTACAGTTTTGGAGTATGTTATACATTTGCTGAAACATGTTATCCTGAATGTACACATTTCCAGAGACTCGTTTTACAACAATGGCCTGATGTTGACGACTGAAAGCCTTGCAAGTCTGACCAATGGTTGTGAGGAGGTTGATTGTCGCTTCCATGAGTAAATTCATCGTGTTCTGCGCGTCTGAAAACTGGCCTATGTTGAGTCCCGACGTGACACTCTTGGCTTCTTGCGCTAGTTCTTGCATGATGGACTGTTGGGCCTCCTCTGTGGATAGGGCGTCTAGGAGCGCGTGCATGTTGACAGTAGCACGCTGTGTAAAAGTGTTACCAGAAATGTGAACATCACCGTGTACGTCGCGGACACTAACTATTTGGGTCATGTCCTGAGACAACTGCGTATTCTGGATAATAGTTGAAGAGACTTTGGCCACAGCTTTGGTGACGGCGTCTGATATATTTTTTGATATTGAAGCTCCCATTTTATCAGGTTTAGATTATGTGTGTCATGTTTACACGAATTGCCATTCATTGGCGCCAGCACTATATTGTAGTTGGTTAGTGTCTGCTGGGGCACCGGCTTGAATTGGGATACCTGCAATGGTGGTTGCACCGTATTCCCATTGTTTGGTCGTTGCGTTGTAAACAAGGAATTGACCTGCGGTTGGGACACCAGAAGCAACCTGGATACCTGAAATCATGTACGCATTGCCATTCTCGAAACGCTTTTCAATCTCAATGTTAGGATCAGTAGACATTTTTTAGTAACATAGATAATTTTCATTCAATTTCTTCTCTCACCTCACTAGTCGAGTGAGGAAAAAGTTGATGAAGGTACATCGCGTCTGATGGTGCTCTGTCATTAATTCTCCGGTGTTTCTCCGAATCTAATGCCTCAGAAATGCTCTGCAGCCTTGCAAGGATTTGAGCAACTATGTCCATCGTCATAATCTTGCTCATGCGGGCCGTCTCTGATAACCTGTAGGCAGCGTGCATCTTCCTCAAGAAGGCATCGTTACTGGACAGTTCCTGAGAAGGCATACACATAGGTTGAGGGGTGCCATCAAACAGGGTAAAGTTACCTTCATCCCTTGAAGGTTTGTAAATTTTACGCTCGATTGTTTTGAATGAGTTGGTGAGAGGAGTGATTGAACGTCGCAAGTAGGCATCTAGTTGAGACACCCAAAACGTGTTGTCGTCCTGCCCTTTGTCAATACAGTCGCCGAATTCGAAGCAGGGCGTGTTATTAACATAAACGTACGTACTATCATCATGACAGAGTTTACATATAAACGCTGACGCAGACGTTAGCAATAAAATAGAGAATGTGAGTGAGAATAATTGCATTTATCTAGTGTAATATATTTCTTAGATCATATGAGCTTCATTGGTAAATATTAGTTATATCATGGTATATTTTCATTACCTTTACAGGTAATGAAAATTTGATCCTTTATTCCTAGCGCACTCGCGAGCAAGAGCGGGAACGGGAAGAGCGGGAGCGAGAACGAGAACGGGAGCGAGAACGGGAGCGAGACCGAGAACGGCGGCGGGTTGCGAGTGATCTTTTCTTCGCACTTTGGGAAAGGATCATTCGCGCAATAGTTCGCTCTGTCTTGGTCGTTCTATAATTTCTACAATGACCTGTTTTCTGACTTCTGTACTGATATGATTTGCAAGGGGACCTGGACCTGGATCTAGATCTAGACCTGGACCTGGACCTACTGCAACGTCTTACTGATCGTGTTTGTGGCATTCTTTTTACCCGGTCAAGATAAATTTTCACGATTTATGAACGATTTCTGAAAGAGCTGATTTTTTTAAAACGTGTAGCTGGCGGTGCTACCAGTCGACTGATAGTAGACTATACCCACGCCGATAAGAGCTCCTACTACCGCACCCATTTCTTTATATTGCCATTGGTTGCCTATGTACCAACCGGCAACGGCGAGTACGACGACAAGTACTGCATAGAGCATATAAGTTAGCATTTCTGAACCATCTGCCATTATGAATCTTTTGTTTAACGGAGATAATTTTTTACAATTTGTGATCAACGCGGGTGTTGTGAAATATTTTTTTAAGAATATTTTTCATTACACGCCTCGCTGCTCCGCGTACATTATGAACGCTTCGTTCAATTCCGGCACGCGCGCTTTCCCGTCGCGCAGCGCCATAGCGGCCGCATCCGCCACCATCCTGAGCACGCTATTGCTCACCTTCCCTAAATTACCAACAACGCTAAACCCTGATTTGCACGCGTCCAGTACATACTTCCATTGATCTTTTGGCGATACTATGTATGAGAAGGGAAGGTTTATCTCTTCATCTTCAAGATTTTCAAAGTTTACTTTCTCCTCGTAAGGTATGCTTTCTTCATGCGCAGCCACCTCCTTTAACCGTTGCCTTTCATACATTGGCAAATCAGCCCACTCGGGACCTTCGTCATCATCACTGCCGTCACTGCCGTCGTCGTCATCAGTCAAATCATCTATATCTCCAAATAGATCATCATCGCTAGCCTGATCTCCGTAATCGCGAGTGGACTCATTATCTGAATCATCATCTCCGACTCCGCTCTCATCCGAGTCGTACATTTCAACGAAATTCTCTACAAACTCCTCATCGCTAGGATTACTGAATAAGATTTCCATGTATTTGACACTTCCTGTGATTGGGTGATTCCACTTGGCCGCCCACTTCATACCTGGTTTGTACACCACATCTTTAAATTCGGCAATGTTAGGTAACGCCTGCTTGGCATCTGAGGAGAGGTTCAGCGTAACGTCTGCGGCTGTTATAGCACGTCTGATACGCCCCCGTCGCTCGTCTTCCAACAGGTTTTCAGTTGAACCTACGGGTCCCTCTTGCCCAAAGTAGATACACATGTCGTCAGCGGCAAAGGGTGTCGCGGTGCACGTATGACCATCCACCTCAACGAATCCATGTTTATACTTGGTATCATTATTGCTCATAATTTTGCTACGCTTCTTATACTTGGCAAGCACATCAGACCAATCTATCTCTTCAAAGTTTATGAATGGTTGATCTTTACCCAAATACGTTTTAAAATCTTTCCAGTAATTGTCAATAAAGACCTGATCTTTCATGTACGCCGTAGCTGATCCTTGCGATGTAATTAGAGCCGCGTACAGAAACGCCGCTTTCTCCCCCTCAGGAGAAAGCTTGTAATGATATTTGTACTGAGAGTGATTGTTATAATTTTTATGTTTCAGCACGGCCCCCATGTACGGCTCCTTTCCGTATTGAGGGA